TCATCCTGACCTTCTTTAGGGATTGCCCCTTGATCTTTCATAGCTAGTCGATACTGTTGTAGTAGGTATTGATAGTAGGTTTCCTCAGACATAAGCAAACCATCCAGTTATGATCTGCTTTTCTGACGTGTGACTAACTCTTCCACGGTGGAAGTGAGTCCAATCACTAGGCCATATGACAGTATAACCTTTCTTTGCTGGTACGTAAAGGTCCTGATGATACCATTCAGTACCACCATCGGGCACATCATTAAGGTATGTCATAAAGACTAGGTGTCTGTGGGCAGTACCAGGTAGAGCATTCAACCTCTCGGTATGCCACTCCTTAAACCCACCACCTTTAGGGTACCATTGCATGCTCAATGGTTCAACGATCTGAAACCTAGATGTATTACAGAAAGGGAACTCATTTATATAGTCATCCAATACTCCCTGTAATTCTTGGAGATAGTCTTGGACATGTGGCATTGATACCTGATGAGGTACCAAAGTATCCATAGACTCTTTGATCTCATTGTCAGTAGTGACATCACCTTGAGAATACACCTGACCTGGTTGTACACGTAGGAATCTCTGGTTCTCCCAGAATTCTATGAGTCCATCGCATACCGTGTCGGGTATCTGTCTACCCCATATAAAGTCTGTCCTTTTAGTGGCGACCTTATCCTTATAAATTGTAATCTCTTCGGGTAAACTCATGTCGCATTAAAACTCACTACTATTCTGTCATTCATATTATTTACCTCATCATCCTTACCATGTCTCAACCAACTTGGAAACAATAGTAAGTCTCCCTTATTAACCTTGATAAATTGGTGCTCCATATTATATGGAGTGATCCTTTCTTTAGGAGTGAAGTATGTATATGGGTTAGGGTTATGAAAATATATCTTCTGCTTATCATCCACATTTACATAGAGAGCACCAGATACAAGAGACTGTGGATGACAATGCTCCTTAAGAATACTATCTTTATGCTGTATGTTAGACCAAGTATATGTTATGAGACTAGGGGTGTTACCTACCTTGATATTATATTCATCAACATAATTCTGTAGTTTAATCTGTATGTCCTGACTGAGTAGTGGGTATGACTCATGAGGATTGTGAGTGCTGAAACCATTACCCTTAATAGATTGATGGTGTAGATGCTTAACCTCTTTGACCTTCCTCATTAGATAGAAGATCTCTAACTCTGTTACTGCGTTAGGAATATACTCTACAGGTGTGGGAAATAAATTATAGGTCATGAGGACACCACTCTGATGGGGTCACCCTCCCACAACTTATACTTCACTACATCTACATGACCTCTGATATTAAATGATACTATAGTCCTTCTCTTATCAGATCTATTAGCAGGTGCTTCATGCATTACAGTTGAAGGAAAGATTACCATGTCTCCCTCATTTACAGGTGGTTGGAAGGTCTCTAGGTTACCATTCCAAGGATTCTTAAATGGTGAATAGAATTGAGTAGGTTCATGAACCTGTGGATCAAACTCCACATACATTACACAGGACCATCCACTGTGACCATGAGTGTGCACCTGATGTTGTACCCCTTTGTAATACTTTTGGTACCACATGTCAGTAAACTCTATCCTCCTCTGACTAGAGAAGTCAGCAAGGTAAGGTCTAATCACACTGATTATTGTCTCTCCATACTCAGGTAGATCAGTGGATCCTTCCTTAGCATTTACAAAGAAATCTGTGAACAATCCATTGTCCTGAGCATCTGCATGCTCTTCACACTCTGGTGGGAGTGCATCTAATATCTTCTTCTTATTCAAATCCCAATTCGCTATCTCGTAGTGAATGATAGGGACTTCAAACATACTATGGACTGCCATAATTTTTTATAAACCACTCGGCATCAACAACAGCAAGAGCCTTCTTTCTATTCTTCTTCATGAAGAGGATAGGTTGGTGGTCTCCTGCATTAGCACACGCTTGATCGTATGCATCATAAACATTTAACTTCTCTTGATTCTTACATTCTATACTGAAAGGGAACTTTTGTCTAGCATCACGAGCCATAATCAAGTCTTCGCCAGAAGCCCCCATCGATCTGCTCTCGATATCCTCTGGATGAATATTCCTCTCCTCTATAAGTAGGTCTCGCACCCACTGCTGAAACAACCTGCCCTTCGCCTTCGCTGATTGGGGTTTCATAATTATCAATTACATAAGGTAACAGTGCATACTCTTGTAGTTGAATACGTCTAGTCAGTGTTTCAACAGTATCATCAGAGAGAATAGGTACTTCTTTCTGAGATATTATATCTCCACCATCTAACTCTTCATTCACATAGTGTACTGTGCATCCTGTTACGTCGTCATTACTATCTAGGGCTTGTTCAACTGCGTGTAATCCTTTATACTTTGGTAGCAGTGATGGGTGTACATTAATAATGGGGCAGTGAAAATCTAAAGGTCTCTTTAGTATTCTCATGTACCCCGCTAAGACTATTAGATCTACTCTCCATGACTTGAAGAGTGCGATCATCTCGTCTTCTCTAGTATGCTTTACTCTTACGTGTGGAATCCCATACTTCTCTGCTCTTCTTGCTGCTCCACACTCTTTCTTATCATGTATCATAAGCACAACCTCGTGCTTATTACATGTTAGTACTATGTTTTCAAAGTTTGTGCCCTTGCCTGAGCACATAACACCGATGCGTTTACGCTTCGTGGTCATCTTCGTCATAGGATTCTAATGGGTATTGAGGCTCTGGATCATCAATACTATGTTTAAAATGATCTACATCAAAGTATGATATACCAGGGGGTGTGGGGTTGTCAACCGCTTGTGACAGTTCCTTTCGGTATTGTCTTTCATCCAACACTTCATTGATAAGGATCTTCATTTCCTTAACATACTCAGGGGTAAACAACCTCCGAGGTGTGATGATTGCTTTAGGCAGTGCTTTACGTTGGTCTTCTACCGATGTCTTCTCCTTATAGTTAGGATCAAGTGGAAGACTCATGCCTTGCGTATCAATTTTCATAAGTTCATAAAAAAATGGGGACCGAAGTCCCCATTATTTAGGTTAGGCGGTTACCGTTTTCTTGGAAACCTTTAGACCACGATACATTAGATCGTGTCTTTGACGCTTCGCATTCTCGTCGAGAATCCTTGCGTTGTACTCTTCAGAGTCATACTCGACTCCACGATAAGTGACTTTAGTCATTTGCTTTCTCCTGAAAGTAGGGTGTATAAGACCCCGTTCCTTCAGTCGGCATTTGCGTCCCAATCACACTCCAAACCTAGCGACTCCACTAGATATTCCTCATAGATTTGAACTATCTCTTCAGCTTCTGCTGGAGTGACAGTCTTATTTCTACGAGTCCTTTCAACCATATCTGATACATCAGAGCAGGTGATAGCGGTGGCGATTAGAATTGGAATCATGGGATGAACGATGTCCGTTCCGTGTCGGCTTACTTGCGTCCCTTTTGGGATGAACGTATAGGTATGTTAGCATACCCTTACTATTTATCAAGTTTTTTTGTTATTCTTGATACATTTCTTAATCTGACCATTCTTCATTATAGAATCCAACCTTTTCTGTCCGATAAGGTTGTGCGGTTTCCATTTCAGCTCCCTCTTCAGGGAACGAAGGAAAGATAAGTGGTCCTTTATACCAGTTCTCTGGTCTCTCAGCGAGGAAATCACTTTCTCCTGCTGTGTCCTGTGTCTCATTCAATTGTTTAAACCATCTATCCCTAACCTTTCGCCATAGGTTAGAGCTTAAACCCACTAAAGGTATTAGACTCGACATCTTGTTTAATCCCTCCAACGATATAGGACTCAATCTCAGTTTCTTGAGGAGCATTCTGTTGACCTTTACTATTTAGCCAGTGCTCTGTCCAAGGTAAGGGATTGTTCTTGGCGGCTATATCGTAGATGGGATCTATACCTATTGCTTTCATTCTTCTATTAGCAATCCACTCAACATACTGACAAAGAAGTCTTTCATTAAGACCTATCATTGGACCTTGAGAGAAGAGGTACCTTGCCCAGTCCTTCTCTTCTTCAACTGCATCCCTAAACATCTGGACTACATTGTCCTTCTCTTCTTCATGAATCTCCTGTATCACAGGGTCATCACCCTTTCTCCACTTGTAGATTATTTTCTGAGTGAGTGCGAGGTGTTGAGATTCATCTCTTGCAATAAGAGATATGATCTTAGCACTACCTTCCATGAGTTTTAACTCACCGAAAGCAAAAGAGCAAGCGAAGGAGACGTAGAAACGAATGCCTTCTAGGATGTTAACATTTAATATTGCCCTGTATAGTTGACGTTTAAGATCCTTGATAGTCCAAGCGTGACTAGGTGAGTTACGAGCATCGGGTGCCCATAAGTTACCACTAGCATACTGTCCAGCATACTCAATGAAATCATTATATGCTTGGGTTACTGACTCAGCACGAGCCATGATCTTATCATCATCTAATACTGCATCGAATACTTCAGACGGATCTGAGTATACATTCTTGATGATGTGAGTGTAGGAGCGAGAGTGGATCTGCTCCATGAATTCCCAGACACCCATGCACCCTTCCAATTCTGGAAGACTACAGTAAGGTGAAAATGCCATGCCAGGACCACGTCCTTGCACAGAGTCTAGGAGTATTTGATACTTCAGA